TTGCAGTTGAACTAAAAAAGGCACACTTAGCTCATTAGTGGATGTAAAGTAAGTTTTCTCCCTTATGCCCATCCTTCAGAGGGATGAATACAAGCGAGCACGCTTTTCTTCTTAACACATCGACGTTACATTTTATTTTTATAACGTAACACACAAATAATCAATATATTACGGGTGATGGACTGATTATTCATTTGCAATACCCCAACCATCTAATGGGTATTGCCAGGGTGGCGTAAGCTTACGCTTACGCCAATTGCCCATGTTGGAACAATTCCATGGGCGGAACGGATATAAATCCGGAAAAGTTGCAGTCGTCTGCACCTGCACGCCAGACATCCAGAGTGAAGCTAGGTGTCTGATCGAGCTGTGTCCCTACAGACGCTGAAGGATACACATAAACAAATGATTTACTGGCTTCATCTTTGTTTGATGAGACGTAAGGCGAGGAAGTATTGCACTGATGCACAACATTGTTCCTGGAATGTTGCCGAAGCCATTGGGGGATTTGAACTTCAATAGCTCTATCCCTATTTGCTTGAATGACGGCGAAGTTTCCATAATTAGTATTTTGCAGAGCGCCATCCCATATGTTAGGCTGCGGAAGTGATGCCGCAAATGGTCCAACGCCTATGGCCCAGACACTACGCATTTGGTTAATGGTAGCATTAGTTGCTCCTGAGGTAACATAAAAGTTTTGACCAATAGTGTCCTCAATAGGTTGCTGGTTGCTAAAAGCAATTCCATTACTAGGTCTCATCTTAAGTCTCACAGAGCCTCTAGAATATAAATATATAGCTGACATCTCCGAGTAGAGATCCGGTAGCAGATCGTCTACTGCAGTACCGTCTCTGATACTTGCGAAGGGTACAATACAATGTACTTTGCCCCAATTAAAGGGCCGATAGGTAGCACCATAAGTCCCTTGAGCGTCATCAGCATATGCTACAGGTTCATATCTTTTGAGCATAGCACGCATGTTAGTAATCTTCTCACCTATAGAGAGAACAGAAGTGTCGTGCTGCTCCACATCTAGAAGTTCATCTCCCATGACCATGGAATTAGACTGAACTTCTAGGATTGCTGGTACTTGTCTCTTAATGAGATTTCTACCTGCAAACTCAACGTCCTCACACATAGCGTGCTCAACAAGTAAAGTTACAGATGAACTAACAGTGGCGGGGGCCACTAAAGGATCTATTACTCTAACTTCCAAGCGTCCGTAGTGAGTGACTCCGTTACGAAAGGTTCCCAAATAAGGATTGTGTGAGATAAAGGGAAATTCAAGAGTAAATTCAGAAATATCCCTTATATCCACTATTTGTCTATGTAGGAAAGGCGAGACAGTATCTAACATGGCTGGCGATACGTACTCACGAGCTTCAGGATTAAAATCAAATGATAAACGACCTGAATGGAAGTCGGTTTTGACAATCTTAAATTTCAATCTAACTGAACCTCTATACATTTCAAACCTAGAGCCTACCCATTGCGCTGGCGTTAAATCAGTTAAAATGGAGGCTCCTTGAACATGTGTAAGAGGTGCACCACCAGGATATAATCCTATTAAAATCGTATTCAATAAAGCTTCTTCATCATCCGTGTTCGACCAAGTGAACCTGCGTTGAAACGCGAAACGAGAAGCTATATGCGAGATATGTAATTCATCGGCATTGTCCATCGACTCCCCTGGAAGGGCTTGAACAGCATTCTTAACCGAATGGGACAGAGGAAAAGTCTTGTCTACCTTATCTACGTTAGTAGCATACGAGAACATAGTGGTCTCCACTCTGTACTGTTTATCTAAATTAGCCGGGGATGACCAACCAAAGACATTTGCAGTTTTAGCTACCAAGTCAGCTACCCATTCTACTGGTTTAACGTAAGATGAAATAATGGGTACGTTAGACAATATACCCGCAGCTTTCTTAATCTTAAGTGATGTGGATTCAATTGGGCCTGCACCCTTCGACTTGGCCTCTTTATGAGAGTTACTTTGACGTTCCAGCGGTAAAGCTTGCCCTACCAGCTCCACGTCCTCTAGATGGCCCCACAAGGTAAATTTAGCCGTCGTCGAACCAGACCCTGTGCTTAAAGACTCATAAGGAAAAATCTGGAATATACCCCATTTGGAGGAAGTGACAGCTGTATTGTATTGTAACGGGTACAAATCATGCGAAGAATTGAATGGGATGCGCAATTCTACGGACGTTTGTTTATTGATATCAATTTCCACGTGTGGGCATTGTGTTCGTGACGTAAGCGTAGCCGCATGTGAGTCGAACCACTCAAAGGCTTTCGCATCGTTAACAGTACCTCCACAGGGTACGTACACTAACATGTACCTACCCTGTTGGAAGCGTTGGGCATTAACCTGTAAAGTCAGAACCATTGTGGCCCTAAAACCATAATAACCCTGGAGCTTAGGCCAACAAATTTCGTTGTTAATAAGAGCATAAGGAGCTCTATAGCGTGTAGGAAACGTAGTTATAGTATCCCCTATGGCAAATTGACCTGTGGTTATTTCCACCGGCTTTGCTAAAAAGCGAGTAACAGTATGGTCTGTCACTGCAGAACTTCTTGAAAAGTAAACATTGTTAACTTGTTCTTCATTATTTGGACTCTCTGTATCAGTAGGCATATCATTAAGAAAGCCTGTGGTGGATACATTTTTCATTTCAGCATTCATATTCTCTAATTCGTTAACTTCTGTCATATTTATCATTAAATTTAAAAATGGTAGTACTCTACCAACGAGACGTTTTATTAAAGTGGACCCCTACCACCGGTCTTCTGTGTCTAGGATTGTCCTAATCCATGATCGTTGAAATCTACAAGACTATCTTTTATATCCAGATTCACATAATCACTCCATACGATACGAAGTCACTGCGGTGTGACCAGCTCACGCTAAGGTATAAGCAGTAATGGTTACTACACAAGGTTTCACCCACTTTCCTATATCTCTCTATAAAATCGTACTTCTATGATAATGCTTGCCTTTGGTTTTATATTTTAACATGTTTTTGTGTTTTTTAAAATTTTGGGTATATGCGTATGTTGGGTATAATGACGTCCATTTTAAAGAACGTATTGAGAGAAATAAGGCGTATTACGCACTTCTTTATCCCACTCTTTCCATGGTCTCAATTTACCGTTAGGATATACGTTGAAATCGGGAAACTTCGCTAAAATCTGTCGTAATTTCATAGTCTCCTGAGTAAAAACAATTTCACCGTGTTGAGAGGCTTCTCGATAAAAGAATGTTATATTATCTATCAAAATTTGATGATAAAGATAACCTTTCTTAGTCCAGCACATTGTGTTCCATAAGGTTTCAAGTGCAAGAGGAGCTCTGACTATGCCGTATTGATCTTTAACGAATCTTCTCTTAAGAAAAGTCGACCCGTCAAGATTTGACCATTCGCGAGTAACTGAAGTTTTATCTCCCAAGGTAATAGTGAAACCCAACTCAGCTACACCCTCAGCAATATGTATGGGAGTAAATTGTTCTGCTAATTCACAGTGCACGGCAACTACGTTATCATCACCTTGAACTATG